CTATTTTGGTCTTTTAGGGTTTAGAGGGTGTCCGCCTCCGCCATTTTGAATTGAAACTTCATCGTTTAGAAGAGCTGCAAAGTCTTGTTTGCTTTGCTCTGGATTGTCTTGAACGGTGTTTACTTTATTTAGTTGTTCTAATGGCTTAGGTGCTGTTGGGGTTGTAACATTCATATTTAAACTCCTTTATAAATAAATACGAGCTTCGAAATTTACATTAGCAGCAAGCCATTTACAATATGCGCACGCTATTAAACTTCAATCTCTGTATAAGGCAATGTAGGTGCTGCACCCATAATACGGCCATTTTCAACGTATACAGCGCCTTGCTGAACACTATCCCCTAGCGCAATGCTTTGGCTACTGTCGCTATACTCGACTAATGTCGTACCGTTTGGGTTAACTGTGACTATGGTTGCTATTGTGCGTTGTGTTTTATCGAGTACTGAGCCTAGGCGGTTTAGTGTATTAGACATTGCTGATCACCTTAATAGTTTGGCTTACCGTTATAGCGCCTTGCGCGTTAATAGAGGCGTTTATGGTTAGGCTGTCGCAGGTGGCTTTATAGGTAGAGTTGCTATAGCTAACACCTACTAACATGCCTGGGCGAATGGGTGGCAGATCAGCTTTTATTTTAGTGCGCATTGTCGCTTGCTGCTTGTTACCACTGTTTGCTAACTCACACGTGCCGCGCTGTCTTGCTGCTTGGTTATCTGTTATTAGGCTGTCTACCACATCACTTGCAAACTTATCGCCTAGCGTACCTGCACGCTTTATTTTACAGGCTACGCCTTGCTGTTCACCTCGCACAAATACCGCGTTATGCTCTTGGTTAATGGTTTGGCTTGTATTGTGCTCAAGTATGATTGAGTCGTTTAGTATTACATCACAAATAGCGTTGTCAGTGTCCCATGGCATTACAGGCCAAAGCGGCACAATAGATACCGTTTTGTTTGCGTTATCTATATCAAGCATTGCGCCTACCGATTTAGCCACGCTTAATAATGCTGCCGCTGGGGTTAAATTTGTATAGCTAAATGCCCCTGTTGGTATTGCGTAATCAATCATTTGATTGTCGAGTGACCAGCCCGTATTTATTAAAATATCAGACATGATCCCCGCAAGTGTTTTAGCCGTTGGGTTAGCGTAATTGGTAGCGCGTGCGTATGGTGCTGATAGTAAGGCAAAACGACTACGGCAGCTTGCGCTATAACTTGCATTTGCAAAGCTATTACTGGTGCTTGGCTGCTCGCAAATTACATAAAAATCGTAGCCATTTATTGAGATTTTAAGCTCTTGGCCCAGGGCACGATCAAAGTCGATACGCGAACAGAATTTAATGTTACATGTGGCGCTAAATTGACCGCGTGAAATAGAATAACTAACGCTGCTAATTAGTATTTTTAAGTCGTCTGATACACGCACACAATCGATAGTTGGCTGCATAATGTATGTATTCCTAATCTGGGGTTCAATGGGTATTTTTCGGTCAATAGTTGGTACATCGTCATCACCACGAACTAGGCCACCGGGTAAGCCCCAGTAGCATATTTTATCGGGGTTATTAAAACGCATAACTAAGCGGCCATTGTGCAATTGTGCAGGCTCTGAAAACTCTAAATTTACATAGCCTTTAAATGGATGATTTCGCCAGTAACAAATGTATTGCTTGTCTGTTTCGCCGTAGTGTATTACAAGTTGTTGGGAGTTCAAATTTGGGTTTGATGACCATTTAAAGGTATGCTTTGCTTCTATTATTGGCCTGTAATTCCAGTGTAGAGAGGTCTCTTGTAACTCGCTATCCAAAAATGTGAGCCAATATGTTGAAGTAGTCTGGCTTTCTCTGAGTAGTTTCGTTAGCCAATCTGAACTCGCTTCATTATGTTCTATTTTGGTGTTCGTTTTAAATGACAACAACACATCATTAACTACTGGCAAGCTGATAGACCATAATGCTGTAAATTCCTGTTTATTTGTATCACCATGAAGCCATGGCATAACTACAGTATTCGTAATGTTTATTGAAGACCAAACGTTGTTGACTTCTGTTTGTATTACTTCGTTAGTTACCCAGCTAGCTACAAAATCAATACCGATAGGTGTTAACGCTGGCTCAACAACATCAATGGTAAAGCTAAGTTTGATTGGTGATGTCGTTATTTCTTGCGAGTAACGTTGCTTAAACCTAATTTCAATCATTGTGATAAGTCTGTTATTTCTGCAATTACTCCATCTAAAATACCGCCTGTATAAGCTAGGTTATCATCAAGAATTATGCAGGTTAGTAATGGGTCAACGCCATATTTTGCTGGCAGTATAATTTCAATAAAGGGTGCGCTTACTTTGCAGTAATAAAGACGTTTAGCGCTCTCTCTATCAAGAATAATTAGACGTTCGGCATCTGGATCTAAATCTATATTTAACTTAGATGCAGGCGTTGCTGTTAAACCTGTTTTTACAGTAGTCGTTTGAAGTATATTTTCAGCAATAAAGCTATCAATTGTCACATCAATAAAGTTTAGGCCCGTTACTGTATCCGATGGCGATTTATAATATATTTGTATTGCTGATACATCTTGAGACGGTGAATAATCACGTTCAGTCCAGTTACCATCTGGGTAAGCCTGATAATCTCTTCGTGCGCCGTTATTTAGTATTTCAACACAACGGCAGCGTGAAGAAGAACCTCCAACTGGGTAAAATCTATATAAACGCCCTGGTGTAACCTCAATTGGTAAGCTGGTTTTTGCACCGGGGGATTCTAAATACCCGGTGCCACTTCCATTATAAAAAATATAACTATCTGGTGAAATATCACCTACAAATAAGTTAGTCATCCCAAACCTCAATATTTAAAACTAACCTGTTAGGGATATTGCTTACTGCTTTAAGTAATAGGTAGTTATCACCATAATTGACTGTAGCAGGCCAAATCATATTCTCCGGATGGCCAACAAGTGTGCTGTTTAGGCCGGGTAGCGAACCTCTAACCGCTGGCGTAATAGCGCTTTCTATAATAGGAGTGCCATTTCTATCAATCGCACTGCTATAATCTTTATGAAATAGGTGCACCTTACTAAGGGTATTTGATGGAATTATGTTTGTTGTTGGTATTGGCATGGCGGCTCTAAATGGAAGCTCATGGGGAACATAAAGGGAAAAATCTGTACCTCCATCTGCATCATAAATTTTAGTGCCATCAAGCTCCGACTGCTGTGCATAATTCAGAAACATAATATTTGTTCCATAAGATGCTGCTGCCGATGTACTTTCTAAAGAGGTGTTTTCAGATATAAACGAGCAAATAGCTACAAACTTAGCTGAATCACCAGTGTTTGCGTTCGCTAAATCCCCTACAAAAAAACCGCTTTGGTGATTTGTTCCCGGCATATCGTAACTACCTACGTCACAAAAAAAGCAATAAAACGCTTTATCTGTTCCTACAACTACCCACGCTATATTTTTATCTTTAAATACTTTAAAAGCTTGTTTCCAGCCTGTATTTTCTAAATTATCAACGCCAATTACATTACGCGCGGATTGAACGCGCACACCTGTATCATCGTCTAATCCTGTTGTACTGCTAAACACAACAGAATGGCCCGAGCCAAGATTTTTATATGAACATGCAAGTGGTTCGTTTAACTCTTTAATCCAGCCCAATGGTAATTTAGTGCCGTAACCTGTTACTAAACATTTATCTAAAATGTTAACTAATTCGCTATACGTGCAATTACCTGCTTGCGGTGCGCCGGGGTCATCCCATCTATAAACGGTTGGTGTTTGAGGCATTGTTTTAATCCTTATTTCCACGAAAACTGAGTGTTGAATTGTCACGCACTATTTCAGAGTGCCCGGGTGATACTGAGCGTGTAACCATAGTGGGTTTACTGGCGGCTATGGTTTCAAACAAAAACGCTTCACCAGGGTTTAATCCGGCACCAAATGCTGCTTTGCGTAATATGAAATACGGTGCGCCTGCAAAGCTATTAATAGGTGTGCAGTCGTTTAGAATGTCACCGCTGTATATATTGCCTACAAACTCACCAATAACGTTGTAAGCGGTCGTTGAGGTAAACACGATTGCCCAGCGCTGGGCTATTACACCGATGTTTGTAACTTCAATTGGATATTGAGTGGTGTTAATGGCGCTTGATGCCGATGCGCCAAAATCAGCAAAGTTATTTTGCCATGCAGCTAGTGTGCGCTCGTCTTTTGTTTGCGCCTGAAAGTCACCTAAAACCTGTACGCTGCTGAGTGTTGCACCAGCTGGATAAGCGCGGCTAAGGGGTGTTAGTAGGCTTATTTGATTGCCTTGTATGGTGTCAATTAATGCAAGCTCTGACTGAATGGCCGTTACTATGTACGGGGCTGTAAAAGCACTAATGCCTGCATTTATTGTTAGCTCGCCTGTGGCACTATCGTAGCTGTAGTTATCATCGGTTACAGACCAAAGGCTTGCACCTGTGCTATCTACAATGTCGATAAAGTCAGCATCGGCCAATACGTTTAATACTTGGCCGCTCGTTAGTGTTGCTGCGCTTGACCGTGAACGGTTTTGCACACTCACCGGTGTAAATTCGTGGAAAATACGCACATTACCGTTATTTGGTAATGTTGAGGTATCAAAGCCGCCTGGTGGTGAGGGTACGGTGGTTACTTCCACTTGGTTATAGTCGTAAGTAATAGATGCAGGCTTTACCCCTTGGCTAAACTCAATATCAACATAGCCCGTTTCGCTTACTGTGCCGGTGCAATTTGTGCCGGTAATATTACCGCTTAAATCGCTTGATGCTGAGAACGTAGTGCCGGTTGCACTCTCGTAAGTGATATAAAGCGAGTCGCGTGCAAAGCTGCTGTCTGGTAACTGCCACTGCTTAGCGCTGATTGTACGATCGCCTTTTTCTATAATAGCGCCTAAGTTTTCGGTAATTGTGCCGCTGTAGTCTACAGGGTCAATTTCAGTAATAACGCCTGTGTCATAATTAATGGTCGCAAAAACGTAACCGGCTGAAATAAAGCGCCCTTGACCATCATCTGTGTATATGGTTTCTTCGGTGGCTTTTTTAAGGCGCACATGGCCTTTTAAAACACGCTCACCCGCGCCTAGCGTAATAGTTTGGCTAGTCGTAAATGAGTGAAAACGTAAGTCCTGAGTAGACATATAAAAGAGCGTAAAATACTGGTCTTTGGTAACAGCTGGGTTAAGCGTGGCTGATATTGAATTACCCACACGGGTTAACTCTTCTTGAGTAAGCTTTTTAGTTATTGTTACTAGCCTATTCCCGCCAATTGAACCCTGCCCTGTGTAGGCTTGATACTGATATTCAGCATAAAAATTAGGGCTTTGAGTGAGTAAATCGGGCACCTCAATATTTACTTCTGATATTTTGCCATAGCTTAAAAGTCGCTTAGTTCTGTAAATGGCTAACTCTTCGGCTTGAGGTCGCAAGCCAATTTTAGAGCTAACAGTTTTAATGCTTGGCGTTAACGAGCGGCTAACCGACTCAACGCTAAGCGATTGGCCTTGTGCAGCAACTTGTGCGGTTAATAAGCTCGTACCGTGGTATTTGGTTGTTTCTGCGGCGAGTAAAGGCAGCATGTCGGCTACGGTGTCAGTGTCTTTTAGCTCTTGTGCTTCTACCAGCAGTACGTTTACAAGTGCATCGTCTGGTTGGTCACTTAAGAATATATGCGCATCTTGCAAGCGGCTTGCATCGTCTGTGCTAAGTGCTGGGTACAGTTTTACTAAATCAAACGATGAACGCGCATGATCAATATCACTAATTGAGCTAAACACATCGTTAAGTTTACCGCTCACAATTGCATTGCTGGTACGGTGGCCGCCAGCGTATAGCTCGTTACCAATGCGCTGTGGTTTAAATATTTTTAAATCGGTTCTAAGCATTATTTGGCCTTTAAACGGTTTTTAAACGTAGGTTTACGTTTTGGTAATGGGTTGGTGCTGCGTCTGAAAAGTAGGTATGTGGCGTGGCTTCTACTGCTTTTTGGGTGTGGTCCCAAACAACATTAAATACCGTGCCGCGTATAGTTATTTCAAAGACATCAAGCGTGGTTTTTGCATGCTCAAGTAATGGATTAACTACGCTTGCCTGTTCAAAATCGCTGTATAAATTAATTGGGCGGCCTAGTGGTATAAGGGTTTTTTCTATGTGCTGCGCGCCGTTTAATGCGCGCTCTGCTTGCTCGGAAACCGGTATATAGTCGATTTCATCAAGCCATGTGAAGTTATCTAATTGCTGTGCGTTAATAATAATCATTGGGTGTTACTCAACTGTTCTAGGCGTTGTAAAAACTGCTCTTCAAAATCGGCTAAAATACTGGCTGTTTGCCCACCTGGTAAAGCAAGCTCTAAGCGTACAGTTTTAGCGTTACTCGTACTTGGTTGCTGCTTTTTAAGTAGCGCAACAAGCTGGTTAATAGCGTTAGTAAGGCTGTTTAACTGAGTGTTAGAGGCGCTGTAACTAGGCGCATTATTGCTCGCTGGCGAATAGCTTGGAGTGCTGCTGTACGTAGGTGGTACATATTGCTGCACCGCTTTTTGAGCTGTTTGTTGCGCTTTTAGCGCGTTTCGCTGTGCGTTAATGGCTGCATTTAATGTGCTTTTTTGCTCACGTGTTAAATACGTAAGCTGCTTATTAATTTTATTGTATAAATCGCTAAGGGCGGCGCTGGTGCTGGCGTTATCTATTTGGCTGCTAAATTTACCAAACTGGCTATTAGAAAAACCCTCATTAGCACGTTTCGCTTTTTCGTCACGTATGGCCTTGGTGTCTAGGTCGTATGCGCCTGTGCCGTTTTTTTCTTGGTAGTCTACAACATCGCTTACACTGGCTCGCTGTGCTGAGTTATAACGCCCTACACTGGTAGCGGCTGTGCTTGCTGAACGTGATACACGGTCTAACTCGTCGCGCTGCTCACGTAGGCTTTTAGTTGCAAACTCGTTGGCTTTTACTTGGTCGTTAGTGGCTTGCGTGGCAGCACGGGTAGATGCTGTGGCCGCATCTTGAGCGCCTTTAAAATCGCCCAATAAGTTATTTACAACGGCTAATACATCGCCCAAACGCTCTTTTTGATAATTGTATTCTTGGGCTGTTAACGTACCTGCTGAGTAACGATCGTTTAAGCGGGCTAGTTCATCTGTTAGCCGGCTGTGCTCTCTTTGTAATTGTCCTAGGCTTGCCAGTTCTAACTGCTGCACACGGTTTAAGTCGGTCGTTTGGTCGGTTAAACGTTGTTGCTGAATAGTAAGCGCGGCTTGGGCTTGGGCTTTTTGTTCTGCGGTGGCCGTGCTGCTCGCCATTACTTGCTGATTAGTAATAATTGCCGCACGGGTTTGATCAAGCTCACGGGCAAAGCGATTAACCGCGTCGCTGTTTGTGTCAGTAACAGGCTTAAGAGCATTTGCTTTTTCAATGAGCTTATCTAGCTCTTTAGTTAGGCCCAATGCAGCTGCTGCGGCTTGAATGCTCGCGGGTATGGTTTTATCTGTTGCATCTGCGGCAGCTATAGCAGCCTCTGCCCATTTTAAATATGCCTGGCGTTGTATGCCTAACGGCTGCTCGGATTGCTGCATTAGCTCGTAAGCAGCGCGCAGCTTATTAGCTGTATCGTCTAGGGCTTTGGTTGAGGTTAAACCAAGCTCTTTGTAGGCTTTTTCAACATCGCCAGCAAATACCTTTTGGCGCTCAAGCATTGCGCCGTGCTCTTCGAATTTAATTTGTAGGGCATCTAAAATAGCCAACTGGCCTTGGTACTGCTCACCCGCGCCTTGTATTGCCACACGGGCAGATTCAATACTTTGAATAAAGCCATCAACCCCAACGGTTACACCATCCATGGCTGTTGCTTGTTGCTCTAATGACGCAATGGTTTTAAGGGCTTCGGGTAGCGATAAGCTTAAAAACGCCTGGCGCTGCTTTTCAGCTTCTAGGGTTTTAGCGGTGGCCTCGGCTAGCTTTTGTTGCTGGTACTCAACATTTATGTACTGCTGTTTTGCCTCATCCCAAATAAGTGTGCCGGCTTCTATTAGCGCGTCTAACTCGGTCATGTTGGTAATAACTAAACCGGTAGAATTAGATAAATACTTTAGCTCATCAGCAAGTAACTGGGCTTGTTGGGCTGATTGCTGCTTAGATTTGCGCAGCGCTTCTTCTGCTACTAGTAAGTCTTTGTATAGTAAACCTACGTCTATTAACTCGGTAATTAACCAGGTGTATAAGCCGGCTTTGCCCACGGCTTTTAAGGCCATGCCCCACTTACCCGCTGCAATGCCTGCGGCATTGGTGGCTACGGTGGTTGCGCCTATGGCTGCTTGGTAGGTTCTTAGCGATGCAATGGCCGTAGTAGCGCCGCTGATCACACTACTAAAATAGGTGCCTACTTTAAGGGCTAACCACACTTTGGCTACGGTGGCTATTTCTTCGCGGTATTCGTACATGGTAGTAACGGTGTTTTGTATTGCTTTACCCGTGCTTACAATGGCGTCACTAATTTGCTGCGCCCATTCTTTTAAACGGCCATCTTTCGCCATGGCTGCAAATTCGGTATTAAGGGCGGTTATTTGCCCTTTTAACCACTCCATAGCGCCACTTTGCGCTATAAGGTTATAAAACTGATCCATGTTGTCTTTAGCGTTAGATACCTGCCCGCTAAATAACGCCATTTGCGCAGCTGCTGAGCCAACGCTACTACGCCCCATTTCATCAATTAAGCCTTTAATTACATCACGGCCTAACTTACCCGCACTAGATAATTGCTGTAATTCTTGTACGTTTTTGCCGGTTGTTTTTTGCAGTAAATCCCATACGGGTATACCGCGCTCAACCAGCTGTAGTATTTCCTCGCCTTGTAATTTTTGTTTTGCCCATGCTTGGCCTAATGCAAGGCTAACGCCCTCAACCTCTTGGAACCCACCGCCTAGCTTTAATGCTTGGTCGGTAATAGACTGCAAGGTGCCATCCATTGGATCAAGGCCAAAGGCTTTAAGTTTTACAAACGCCTGGCTTACCTGATCAAGTTGCAAAGGGGTGCTTTTTGTAAAGTCCTTTACCCAGGCGGTGGCTTTATCACCTGCGGCAATGCTGCCCATAAGTCCCTGCATTTGTACGCCTAGCTTTTCAAACTTATCACCGGTGCTAAATACTTGGCTTACTGCTTGGGCTACCCGATCAAGCCCCACATACGCGGCGGCCAACGCGGTAACTTTGCCTATTACACCGTCTAGGCTTTGTGCTTGGGCGCGTTGCGCTGTAGTGCCTTGGCGCAGCTCATTGCTAAACTTATCGACTGAGCGGCCTGTTTTATCAAACTGAGCTGCTAAATCGCGCTTTGCGGCACGTAAGTTATTGGTGTTTACGTCTGACTTTTTAAGGGCATTTTGTAGTGCGGTGTGCTTACTTGTTTGCTGGGTAAGCTCGGTGCGCATTTGTGTTAGGTCTTTTTCTGCGGCGTCGAGTGAGCGCGCAAGTTGCACAAATGGCTTATCGGTGTTTTTGGCTTCGGTTTGTAATTGTTCTAATGCGCGTGCAGCTGCTGCGGTGGCAATTTCTTGTTGTTCTAATTTTTGCTTTGACTGCTCAAACGCACGTATTAGATCAGCTTGGTTAGCTAATCCGTCTAATTCGTTGGCAAGTTTACCCGCTGTTTGGCTGGTTTGTTTTGCACTTGTATCGGTTTGGTTTAACGACTCACTGAGCTTATCAGCGGCAGGATTAGCAGCATCGGCGCTTTGCTCAATATTTTTAAGCTCTGTTACCAGTTGCTCAATATTTTGCTTGCCTGTGGCTTCGGCAACTATGCGTAGGGCTAATTCGAGGGTTTTATCTGCCATGGTGTTAACTCAGTTTAAACAAGGTTTAAATGGGGATAAAGGGGCAAACAATGCCCCTTTATAAATACGCTTAATAGGGCTTATGAAGCGTCTAGCTCGTCAATGTAGTACGGCTCATTTTTGTTTGCTACCAGCTTAGCTGTGCCCTCAAGCGCAGCGGTTACAAACTCACTGCTTGCTAAGTCAAGCTCAGAGGTTGGCATCATTGAGGTGTCGTAAATTTCAAAGTTAACTTGCTTACCATTGGCTAGGTTTGTGCCCTCGCCAAAAATACGTAAGCGCGTTTGGCTTACTGTTGCACCGTTAATGCGTTTACCAGTGCGGGCGTTGTAAGAACCGGTGATAGTAATACTGCCACCAGCGTCTAATGCACCGCCTTTAATGGCGCGAATCATGCCTAGGGCAAAGTTAAACTCGTAATCAACACCCGCAACTAAGGTTTCGGTGGCTTGCTTTACTACTACGTCGTTTGTAAAGTTTTGCCCTGGTACTGAAACCCACGATTGGTTAGCAGGCATAGTTACGGCTTCGTCGGTTAATGTTCCGGCTGCGTCGTTAATTGCGGCCACATCGCCCATAAGCGCAAGTGCGATCATTTCGGCTGGCTGGTCGTCAAACTCCCATGTAATAACGGTTGGCTTGCCTATTTTTACGTCATCAAGTGATTGGCCCTTAGTGGCTTTTTTATTTGATGTACGTACAACCGAATCGGCTTCGGCTTTAATGCCTAGCTTAGTGGTGTTGATTGGGCCAAAGATTTGGCCGGTGCTTATGCCTTGCTCATTTAAGCGGTCTACAAAAATGTTGCCCGCTAGTAAAATACCGTCGCTCATATTAAAGCGCTCCTTTAAGTCTCATTTGACAAGTAAAAGCCAGCGGGTAATACGCATGGCCTTTGGTGAATTGGGGTTTAGCTGGGGTGTTTACTCTAAGCCATGGCCCCGTGCCGTTAAGCACTTTGCCCGCCATAGCGCGAATAATGTTAGTTATGTGCTCACCTGCGTTTGTGTCTTGCTTACGTACTACCAGTACAACAATCCATGTTTGGGTTAGCTGCATTAAATGGCCGGCGTTTTTACTCTCTGGTAAGTTATCGCCATAGTACATAAGGTGAATGCTGGGGGTTGTTTGGACGTCTTCTTTTACGTTGGCTAGCTCGTCGCTTAGGTAAACACGCTTAATGCCTGGTACTTGTTCAAGCGCCTGTTTAAGTGGGTTTTGAGCGGCAAAATAGTCGGTAGTAATTTCAAACATTAAATAAACCCCTTTGACTTTTCACGTGAAAACACAGTCCCTGAGCTTTGTATGGTGGCGGTGTCTTGCACTTTTGCGTCTTCGCCTAGTGCGTTAACCCCAATGCTTAGTTCTCCTTTAGACACTGAGGTTAAAAACTTTACTGCTTCCTTGTAACGGGTTTCTATGTGCTCTGGGGTGTCGTTTGTGCCTAATTTATAACGGGCAATATCACAACAAAATTGCTCAAGTAGGTTAGGCACCGTTACAAGCGGCAATTCATAACGCCCAGCTAAATAGCCGTTAATCATGTCGCTTGCATCTGTAATGGCCTGCTCAATAACTGCGGTATTAATTACATCAGCGGGGGCGTCGTCGCGTTCACTTAAATAAATAAGCTCGCGCTCACCAAAGCGCTTTTGCATTGCGGCTATTGTTGCGTAGGCCATTTACTCGCCCTCGCCTGCTTTGGCTGCTTCTTGTAGCCATTGCCATGCTAAATCACGAGTAAGCGCAGGCACTTTAACTTTAACTACCTCACCCTCGGTTTCGGCTGGTGCCTCATAGCCAACCTGAGCACAACTAGGTTGCTCTGCAAACTGTGCATCAATCATTAATGCAATAACGGGTTGTAGCTCAATCGGCGCTTGGGTGTAATCAACTTGAGCGTAGAGTTTAGGGGCATCTAAATTTGCACCCAAGTTATCTGCGTCCAGCTGTGGGTTCTGCGCAGTACTCGCATCGAGCGGTACAGCTTGCACCGATAAGCGTGGATCATTTTCAATTGCTTCAAGCTGCTTTTGAGTAAGCTGCTCTGCGGGTAATGTTTGCTTTCCGCTGGTGAGACTAATGCCGCCACGACGGTAGCCCGTAGGCTGCGTGCAATGGACAATGATAGCCGCAAGGGCAGTAAGCTTAAGGTTTTTAGCCATTTCATTATTACTCCTGGTTTAAAGCGTGGGGCTTTAAAGCCCCGTGCTTAATAGGGTTTTATGGGTGGTTAAAGGTAGTCAGCTACTAATAGCTCTACGCGGCCTTTAAGTTCGTTTGAGCTGTTTGATTCCATTTCACGCTCTAACATGCGGGTGGCTTGCTTTTCCATGCTGGCAGGAACAACTAACATGGTTGGCTTAATACCCAACTTACGGCCACCGTCGGCTTTAAAGCTGCGCATTTTTTCGATGCTGTCCCATAAGTTATCTGGCGTTAATGCACGTTTGTTAGCAAAGGCAAGTTGCCAAAAACCAAAGCCTGCTGCATCACGGCAATCAACGCCGTAACGGTATTCTTTGCGAGTGAATACGGCTTCGTCGTCCATTTTTGTCATAGCAAGTAAGTTAGGCTTTTTACGCTCTTGGAAAATAAGCGGCTTAAGGGCTTTTGAAGTATCGAGCACGTACCAGGCTTCGCCCTCGTAGGCTACATCTTCGGCCATATTGGCAGTAGACACCGCTACACCTGTACCGTCGGCTTTTGGATAAACCGGATGATCAACATCAAAATAGTTTTGCCCGTCGTAGCACAAGGTTGTAAAACCAGCTGCCAACAATGGGAAAATCATTTCGTCTGGGTGAATGGCCGCCGCGTTACCCATTTCTTTAAAAATAGGTGAGTACACGCCTAGGTTGTCGTCTTCAATATCGTTGCGGTCTACGCCTACCGTTGACTCGTAATCGTCGTTGGTAATGGTGTACGCCTGCGATTTCATACTTTGAATATTACGATCGCCAATCCATTTAGCCAGGCTTGGGAACTTACCCAACCAGCCATAGGTATTACTGGCCGATGTAGATTTAATTACACTGGCAATTTTATTAAATTGCGGTGCTGCTTCTGATTTACCTTGTTCAAACTCAGATTTAAACGCGGTAAATAAAGCGTTTAAAATTGCTGGGGTCACTAAAGCCATTAGTTTTGCTCCTGTTTAGCTTTGGCATAAGCAGCATGGCTAAGACCTAATTGGTCTGCTGCATACTTGTCTTCTGCTGTGAGTGCTGCTAAGCCGTCTTTGTCTTGCTCTGGCTTAGGTGCGTGAGTGGTTTGCTGAGCCGTTAAGCTTGCAATAGGTGAACGGGCATCTAACACCGCTTTTAATGCAACAACGCCTTGCTGATTACCTAAGCTCGTTAAGTATTCAACTTCGCTGGCAATAATGCGGCCATCTTGTTTAGCCTTGCTAATTTCCTGCTCAACCGTTTGGGTGTCGCTGGTGCTTTTAAGGGCAACCATTTCAGTGTGCAATGCGTTGTAGGTTTCAACCGGCACGTACTTCGCTAAATTAACCTCAGAATCTGGGCTATTGGCTTTAAGTGCGGCAACGGCATCATTAGCGTTACTTAGCTGGGTAGTGAGCGAGTCGGCTTCGTCGGCCTTGGCCTTTAAAGCAGTGAGTGCTGTTGTTGCTTGGGTGTAGTCTGCATCGGTGATTTTGTCACCATCCACAGTTATACCTAGCAAGCTCAGCAATTTTTGAGCTGCATTCATGGGTGTATCTCCATTGTTAACATGGGTTTTAGAAGTCTTTAAAACAGCAACTTTGTCCATACCGTCTACCGCTGGGTCGTTGGTAAGGGCAAAATGGCGTAATTTGGTTGGGCGGCCTGTTTGTTTGTCGTAATGAAAAACAGGGCTTATAAAGCGGTATTCGTCGTTTTTTAGGTGTGCGCGTGCGCTAGGTGTCCAGCGTACATTAAGGGCATAAAGTCCCTCGCCTGGCACATACTCTAAATCGCTTGGGTTAAACCAACCACTTGCTGGCGCTGGCTTGCCATTTTCTTCGGCGTGTAGGGTTTGGTGCTCGTAGTCAAAGTGGTAGTCGTTGGTGCGGGTGCTAGCTGTGCTTTTAAGTAACTCAAATGCAGCTTGGTCTAGTAACCAGGCATTAGCAGGTACGTCGAATGGGCGGCCATCGTGTGATTTAAAATAGCCGTCTGGCATTACCATTACGCGCTCGCTGATACCTTGCTCGTTTATTTCGCTGGCAAAGCGGCACGCAGCAAAGCCTAAATCAGCCGGCTGGTTTGCTGATAAAACAGCGAGTCCTATTGTAGTTTCTAGTAAGCTTTGTTTGGTAAATGGTTTTTTCATGGCTGAGCACAGTTTGAATAATCTGTGCTCAGTATGGATTTAGAATTGAATTGGTTGGCCGTGCGGTGTTTCGGGAATTTACAGTGGGGTTAAGGCAGGTTAAAACCCTTGTATAATCACCTCTGTGGTGGATGCTGATATTAACTCAAACTCGGTTATATCGCCAACCTCTAGTTTATTTTGACCGGTTAACTCGCCTAAATCTACTTGATTGGTTGCTCCTTTAATTTTGTATTTAACGCTGGCCGCTGGGCCTGCAACAATAATTGAGTAGTTATCGCAGGTTTGTGCGCCTAAATCGTTTTGGTTAATAACAGTGGGTGCAGCGGTTACTGCAAATACATGGCTAAATAGCATGGTTGTTACTCCTTGGTTAGTTGTTCGGGTGGTGCAAAGTGGTTCATAATTTGTTTGGTTTGTTCAAGCGAGCAAACGAACGGGCCTAACTCGTTAGCGTTCATAGCGTTTATGGTTTGCTCTGTTGTTAGTTCTTTAAATTCAGCGGTTGGGTATTGCTCTTTAAGTAGTGGGTAATCTGCGTTTGTGAATACTAAAACGCGATAGCCACCGACTAACGGCGCATCAGGCCGACGCTCGCTTAATGACTCAGCCCAGCCCATTGCTGTTACAAATGCGTAAAGTTGGTATAAGTTGCTCATGGCTTTCTCCAAACTGCTTCTGTGTAGTTAGGCATAAATGCGTTAATGTTGCCGACTGTGGCGAGTTGGGTCGCGCCTTGAGCTTTGTTTGTCAGGGGAATTTCGTTAACAACAACTCCGTTTGAGTCTCTAACTCTAAACATCTTAATTGTCCCGCTACTAGTTCTTGTGTAGTTAAATCTAGCGGCTAGTATACCTACCTTTGTTAACCCACCACTGGCAATACATTTAATTGTGTGAAATGCATTATCGTACGGTAGTACGCTTGCACTTACGCCGTCCACAAGCACGTCAGATATATAACCGCTTGAACCTGTTTGTATAAACTCCCGCGATGCAAAGAATAGCGCCGTGTCCGAGCTGTTCTCACTAGTAAGCACGTACTCAATGGCTGATTGATTTTCGCTATCGTACATTAAATCCAATTCTATAGAGCCGCCGTCAGGCACTGGTATCTCTTCTGTCAGCTGCCAATACTGCATAGCCCCATCTAACTGCGCTACCCATTGCTCAGCATCGGCTGCCTCGTTTGCTGTATAACTTAATGCACTTCTTATGGCGGTGGTGAGTGCATTGGTAAGTGCTGGGCGCATTGGCTACCCTCCTGTTAACGTACAACCCTGTTTAAACACTGTTTAAAATTGATTTTAAGGCTGCGTATTTAATTTTGCCTGTGAGATTGCAAGTTCGCTTTTATATGCGCTTAAAATGGCTTACAGGCGTTTATGGTTTAATTAATTAAGAACTCGCTGAGTATCTCAATCACTTCTTTTTCGTCGTCATCCGATAACCCTAAAAATGGCCGTGCGGGTATGGCGGCTAAACGGGGTGGCATATCGCTTGTGCCACCAAATTGATGAATAGCGCCGTACTCCATGTTTGTACCAAACTCTAGTGATTCGTCCCCGATGTTATAAGCGAGCGTGTCGCGTAGTATGTCGTTTAGCCTGAGTATTTTATCTTTGTTCTTTTTTTTGCTTTTGGCATAGTCGGGGCTAAGTGCTTGCCATGGGGTGCCGTCGGGGCTGCGCTGCTCGTCAAAGTGATCGCGATGGGTGAGCATTAAGTGCTCGCCCACATTGCCCAATGCGGGCGCTAGGTTATTGGCATTTTTAATAAGCTGGGTGAGCACGTCGCTTACAGCTTGTGCGCCTTGGGTGCTTATTTGTATTTTAGCGCCTGCCATTACACTAGCCCCTCTTCAAAAGCTTGCATGTGTGTTTGCTGGTCTAGCCCTGCGATTAGTGCGGGGAGTAGGTCTGCTATTTGCTTGGCATTTATGCCTTTAGCTTGCTGCTCTAGTTTTGCAAACTCGCGACACGTTTGTATGGTGTACGGGGTTTGCTTTAGTAGCTGCTGTGCTTGCTGTAGTAATGTCATCGTCTTTTTTCCTGTGATTTGGCGGCATCTTTTACTAGTTGGTCTATCCAGCTTACAAGCTCTGGTTGCCATTTTTTAAGCTCTTTACGAGCCAGTGCCCAGGCGGTAAATGCCTCGGCAAATTCTTCGTATTTATTGGCTGCTCCGTAATAAGTTACGGGTAAGGCGTTTTTTAAAAATGCCGGTGCGCCTGCATAGTAATGCACTTGGTGCCCTAGTTCGTGTAGCCATGTGGCTACCACTGCATGCGCTTCGTTTTTATCTAGTGCGTTAAGTGTATCTGATATTGTGTGATCGCGTTTTAAGGTTTGCCCATTGTGCTTAAAACTGTATTTACCTGCGTTGTTAGCGGCAAGCCTTACGGTAAGCGCTGCGGTGTCTTGCACGGCTTGCATGTCTACTTTAGCTAGGTTTTGGCTGGCTTTTACTTTTACTACTACGTGCTCAAACCCCACTGAGGTAAACCCGCCTACTCGCTTAGGGCTACGGGTGGCGTATTGCATACGGGCGTAAAAGTCATCTACGCCTAAGTACTCGCCTACCTCACTGCGTATGGCTGCGTTTGCTTTAGAACCTGCGCTCATTTCGTTACTTTTTACAAACAGGGTTTTAGTTTGCTTGGCGGTTAAAAAGCTGTTTAAGCCGTTAAGTACTTCGCTATCGAGCTGGGCTAGTAGTGGGTCGAGCTTTAGCGCAGTAACGTTTTTAGCGGTGCTGTAAGCCGATGGCACAATGCGGGTTGCTTGGTAATCTGCTACGCGCTTTGTAAGCGGTGGTTTGTCGGCCACTTGCTTTTTAGCCTGGCTTGTTAACTGCGCTGTATTTTTGGGGGTGTAATCAAAGCCCGGATCAATACCGCGTGGTAGCTCAAACTCTTCGCCTGTTTTTTTGTTTGTCCAGGTGTAGTTACCCTCGTCGGGTGCAGTGCCTACAGTTAGGCCACGGCGTTTAAGCTCACGTTCGCTTAGGCTAAACTTTTTACATTTACAGCCCCAGCCGTTTTGTGGGCTGTGGGTATCCCACCATGGATGATCAACCGGTAACACTAGGTTATTCCATTTTAAATGCAGTACGCGCGGGGTTTCACTATCGCCGTGTTTGTATAGTGCATAAGGGCGGCTTGATTTTAGCGCTTGTATTTGCCCCTCGCGCCCTGCGTTGTAGGCTTGGCGTATATTGGTTTCGTATATTAACTGGCTGCGCCATGCAGGTTCCCCGTTATGCTCCCAGCCGTAACGCGATTTAATGTTATTAAATTCGTTTTGAAACCAGCCCAGGCTTTTACCCTCGCTTATTGCTTTATCGACTGATGTATAAAAGTCGTTAAGCATGTCGGCTTTGGTTACACCTGCCACCATAAACGCGCGGTTATGGGCGTTTTGCCAAACATCATCCCAACTAGCGCTTGGGGTATTTAGCTTTTGCCTAAAAAAGCGTATGGCATCATCAAACGGTAATGAGCCGTATCTAACAGCCATTTAACGCCCCTCATCCACTTCTAGTGCGCCTAGTAATTCGCTGGCTGCCATGGCCTTTGCCATTAGCTCGCTAAAGCCCTCAGTGCTTATTTGTGGCTCTAGTTCTAGTATGCCGTCGCGTATTTCTTCTAGGCTGCTGGCGTTTTTAACCAACTCGGTTACGGCATCGCTCATGCTGTTTAAGTGAGTTTGTGCTTGTGCGGCCAGCTGATCAGCTACTAGGTCGGCGTTATCTTTTTGCGGTGTATTTTTAAGTGCAGCAAACCCCTTAAGTGCGGCGCTTGGCTCTGTTGGTGCAAGGCTTAAAATTGCCTCGCCCTTTTCTGGGAGTGGTATTTGGGTTTTTTCACTTACCCAGCTAACCGGTACTGGGTAGTTGGCTTCGGTGAGTATTTTAAGCGCGGGTGCGAGTACGGCTATGTCGTCGGCTTCGCTGGTGTCGAATTTAAAGCGTGGGATACGGCGTGCGCCTGAGTAGCTTTTAGAGTTAAGCGCGTGCATTGGGTAAATAATATCGCGCGTTATGGTGTTGGCTACTTGCTTTAAATCGCTCTCAGTTATGTCGTCTAGCACGTCCATATGAATGCTGCCGAGTGCGTTTGTGCTGGTTTTGCCATCGGCTTGGCTGGTGAGCGTTGCCCCTAATACGGCTTTGCTTTGGGTGGTTTCACACCACTTGATCATGGCTTCAAATGGGTCGGCTTGGCCGTTGGCTGCATTTTGAAAGTCGATTTCCATGCCTTTAGGAATAATCCCGCCTGCGTTATGGCCGATGCTAAGCACGGCACGTAACAGGGTGGCTTTTTCGTCTTCGCTGGCACCATTAGGGTATTTACCCAGGCGTAGCGGTAGGCCGTAAATTTCTAAAAATTCGGCTAAGTCGCGTATTGAATAGTTTTTAAATAAGTACGGCCATGCCACGGTTGAGGTTAACCCAGTGCGGTGAATATAACCCGACTTACTACGGTGAACGTGGGCACACCAACCAAACGGGTTTAGCGCTTGGCCTGTGTAGCTGTTGTCACGCAGCATAAGCTGATTGCGGTTGTCTGGGTGGGTTTGAAATAGATTTTGGTCGCGAAATTCGTAACCGGTAATAATATGCTCGCCGTTATCAAACGCCCAGTTAAGCTCGTTACATGAAAACGATTTTAGTATGGCATCGCTGCAATCAAATAGCAGGTCGTCTAGCCAGGTGGCATCTTCTAGTATTTCTTGAATTGCTGCGGCGTCTTTTTCTTCTTGCTCTGTTGCGTTGCGCGGCGGTTCTACTGACCAATCGTATTTAAGCCAGCCTCTGCGGCGTTTGGTAAGTTCGCTAAATAGGTGGCCGTCTTTGTCTTCCATGTCTTTTGCTAGGTCGGCCATGGCCGATAAGTTACCTGCATCGGCATCTTTTAATAATTGAGACAACTTTGCAGGGGTAAGCGCTTCGCTTGGGTGCTCAGCATATTGGCGCATTAGCATGCCAATGCGGCTATCTTGCTGGGTTTGGGCTTGCTTAAAATCGGTTGAATTTAGCGGGTTGCCGTGAATGTCTACTATTTGGTTCATGCGGTTACTCTTATGATGGGCTTAACGCTTAGCACGTATACGTCTAGCGTTTTACTGTGTTGGTGGGCCTTGGCTAAATTGGCGGCGGTTATATCAAGCTGCTCTGCTTTGGCTGTAAACAGTGCTTGGTAGCTAATTCTAAAACGTGGCATTACCAGGCTGCCTTACGAACACTTGCAAGGTCGTCGCTGTGGTCGGGCCGTAGGCTGTTAGCGGCTTGCTGGGCTTTACTAGGCAGTGGTGTGTATTCTATGGCGCTGCCGTCCATTTCGGCTGCACGGATTAGCATGGCGATTGATACGGCGCTATCGCCGTGGCGTTTGTTGCCATCGGTGCCGGTGTTTTTACCTTTATCTACCTGTGCAATACCGTTTTTAAGTTTAATTTGGCCTAGGTCGTCTAGTACGTCTTGGTCTTTGGGTAGCGTTATGTTGTTAGTTTCAAAATAGTCTTTTAGTTTTGGCATCCATTCGCGATACCAGGCTTGTGATAAATGCACGCTATCGACTAGCTCGGTGCCGTATTTAAGGCTTGCTGCTTCGGCTAAGAAACCACCGTTACCTGTGGCGTCAAACGCTAGGCCGCGTAGTTTTGGTATGCGGTCACAAATATAGAGCATGATTTGCTTTTGCTGCTCGTAGGTGACGTTGCGCAGCTCGACCATAAAGGGCACGGTTAGGCTGGTGTCTTGGTTTATTTCACCAATACTGAATACGGTTAAATCGCCTTTGCGGGCAAAATCTTCACCAAAGGCATGGGTTAGATCAGGATTTAACCCACTGAGTAAATCATCAATATTTTTTTCAAGCCATGTGGCTACGTCTTTTACGCGCTGGTCTTCTGTCCAGCTTTCAAAGTCGGTGGGGGCTTCGTAGCGTATTACTTTGCAGTCGTTGCTTAGAGCACGTTCACGCAGGCGGCGGCTTAGGTATTGGCCTGCGCCTTGGCTTGGTACGCAGTAAAGCTCCTCGTTAGCGGCATCCTGTGTGGGGTAAAAATCGACTTGATTAGCTAGCCATTCGTCTTCTTTAGCTTGCGTCCACGTTTGCCCACTTACCAAACAAATGCGCTTGTAAAGCCCATGTTTAAGCGCTTTATCAATAGGGATATGATGCACGGAATACTTTTTAGTGCCGCGCCTAGCTTGGGTAATTAGGGTGTTAAATAGGTTATCTACGCCGTTATGGGTTGAAATAATACGTACTCGCCCGCCCCACATAGTTAAGGCCATAGCGGCTTTTAGTACTTCGTCTAACTTGTCGTGAAATGCGGCTTCATCTATTACTACGTTGCCTTGCCGTCCACGCAAGTTACGTGGGTTTGAACTTAGCGCAACTATTTTTTTACCGGTATTTGGGAATTTAATTTCAAAGGTGTTGATTGAGCGCTTGGTGCCGTCTGGGTCTTTTTCTTCAAATATGCCCTCTTCCACTTCGCCCATTACCATGTTGAGCTTTTGCGCCCAAAATGCACAGGCGTCTATAAACTCCTTTGCCATTTCTTTGTCTGAGCCAAGGTAATAGGTGTTCTGGCCGTTGGCGGTTGCTGCTGCGCTTAGTACGTCGTCGAGTGCTTCGGCAAAGGTTAACCCAGTACGGCGTGACTTTTCGGCAATTTTTACTATTGCTTTGTCTTCCATCCATGCTTTTTGATAGCCAAAAAGTATGTCGGTGCCCATGGCAACCGCTAACGAACCTGACACTTTACTAAGCGGTAGCTCGTTGGTTTGGGTAACGCTTTGCGCGGTGCTAGTCATGCTTTAGCCCTAATATATCGCGTTTGAAAAATGCCAGCATGTCGTCTGCGGTTTGCGGTAAGTTTTCGTTTTTAACCTTTTGGTCTAGGTCTTTGGCGAGCTTTTGCGCGTAGGCTTTTTCGATTTCTTGCTGGCGTTTGTGTGCGGCCATAGCGGTTTGCTCTAGGCGCTGAGCTGCTAGCATGGCGTCTTTTATGGTGTCGATGTCTACCGCTGCGTCTTCGTCGGGGTTCATCATTTGTTGCTGCATAGCGCGGAACAACTGAGAGCGGCCCATTTCTAAAATAAGCTTGGTGGTATCGCCTGTGGGCTTTTCGCCCAGCTCTGCGGTAAGTGCTTTGGTTGACTCGCGCAGGTCGCGTAGCTTTTGCCCTATGGCTTCGGTTTTTTGCGCATGGCGGCTTAGGCCACTGCGGCTAATGGTTGCGCCCTCGTCTAAGCCTGATTCAATAATAAGGCTGTTTACGGCGTCGAGTATTTCGCCCTGGCTAAAGCGTTTATCGCGTAGCATTGAGTCGAGCTGCTTTTTAATGTCTTCGGGCAGTAAATCAACTTTGCTGGGCTGGCCTCTGCGGATTGACTCGCTCATAGTTAACCTCGTGGCCCAGGACGTTTAATGCCAGGTACTACACTTATGCCCTCAGCTACGTCGATACCTGATTGCGTAATACGGGCTACCCATGTGTTTTCTGTGAGTTTATCGAGTGTTATATAGCCGTTTTGCTCTAACCAATTGAGTAAGGTTTTAAGCTGATCGCGACTGCAACCCAGTGCATAACGCTGTAGCACATCGGCTAGCATGCTGGTGTTAGCGCCAAAATCGGCGGATTCTTTTAGCGTTATTAATATGCTAATTCGTTGGTGCTCGGCTTGAACTTGTAACATTGCCATGGTGGTTTTTCCTATGGGTGGGGCTTAAGGGCTGGCACGGCTTCTTCTACTGGTTCGCCGCATTTCATGCAGCGGAACAATGTGTAATCGGTTATGCCTTTATTAAAATCGTTGGTGGTAACAACCTGAGCGTGTATATGTTTATAACAAGCCTCGGTTTTATCTGTGCCTGTAAGTACGGTGATTTTTTCGCCGCATTGGCACTTGTCGTTAACTATCGCCATTTCGCGTGCCTCTGAGTTCGTTTTCCATTAGTAAGTCGGTTAAGCGTTTTATGTCGGTGAGCTGCGGGTTAAGGCCGTCTATTTTTACGCTTACTTCTAATAGGCGTTTGTCTAGGTCGTGTATGTCGTCGGCGTTTGGCAGGTCTTCTATTGTTTTTTCTACGGCACTTAAACGGCTTTCTAACGCTTTAGATACAACCTCATGGGTTGTTTTAGTTACAAAAGTACTGCGCAACCATGTCAGTGCGCTTGCCCCAATAATGGCAATACCTACGGTTAAAAATGCTTTCCACCATTCCAATATAAAATCCATGCTAGCGCCTATAGTGCTGTAGTTGTATTTCAATGAGTGATTGGCAATCTACACAGGTACTACAGTTTTTAACTGCGTCACGGCGTTCCTTTGGTATTTCTATGTCACACTCTTGGCAGTGCATAAACGCTGCACCGGACGTGTTTGCTTTTTCGCGCTGAATTGATAGCGCGGCATCGAGTAGGTGTTGTTCTATTTTTTGCGCGTCGTCTAATTTACTCACTGCGGTTTCCTTACTTTTTCAATGACGTTTTTAATGCCTTGCTTAACGCTTGGCGCGGCTTTTTCAACTGAGCGGCCAATGACGTAGCCACCTATGCCTAGCTGTAATAGTTCCCATGCTTGCGCTGATAAACGAAAAGCCAGCCAGCCGAATGAGTCAAAGCACACCAACACTAAGAACGTAAGCATTGTAATTGGCCGCCAGTTACGTTGAAGCCAGCTTTCACCTTTGGCCTCGGCGGTAATAATTTGCGATTGCGCCTCTAGCACTTTGCCTTGTAGCTCTACAATTTTGCCCTCTAGCTCTAGCACTTGGCTTTGGGCTGCGTTTTCAATGCGCTTAAGTTCGTTAGTAACGGCTTGGCGTTCTTCGTCGCTGGTAAAGAGATCATCAATTAAATTGGTGATTGGCTCGACCACGTTAAACCAGTTTTTAATTGCCATTAGACTCTCCAAAGCGTTTTTTAAGGGCTTCACGGGCGTTTTTGTAGCTTTGTTGGCCGTCTACTCGCAGCTGTATGTCGATGGCTCTAACTGATTGCCAGCCTTTGTTAAAGTAGCTTTGCATAGTGCCGCAGTGGCTGTGCATTGGTATTTTGCGGGGGTCGAATGGCATGTTGTGCATGCGCGCATCTACCTCTTGCTCCATGCGTTTCTCGCGGCCTTTTTGATAGGACCAATCCCAATTTTTACCCATTAGGCCACCTCGTTTAGCTGGTTTACTGCAAATTCGGTTACATGGGCTAGGCGGTTATACCAGCCCTCTAGGTTTGGTTTTTGACTTGGGTCATTTGCACAAATGCGGGCGTACTTGCGGCCACGGTTTACGCTGAGCAATACGGTTAGGCTGAGTGCTGGACGCTGTAGGATAGCGGCTAGGGTTTTTGGCCCCATGCGACCATCGGGCTTTGAGTTGACTAATCGCTGGGTTAATTGGGTCATGGCGGGTGCGCCGTGCTGTACTGCGCCATCTAGCAGCATAAAGTCAACACCTGCGGGGCTTTGCTCGCAGTGCATGGCACGCCAATAATCACGATGGTAAAGGCTTATCGCTTTAGCAAGCGTTAGGTTTTTAATATCTACCGTTGGGTATGCGCGTTGGCTTATGCCGTATTTGGTAAGGCCGCCACGGTCTGATGCTACGTTATTTAACCCGCCATCGCTGCGCAAGCCTCCCTCTAAATAGAGGATTGGTAATATGCACTGAGCAAATTTAAGCGAGTACGGGGCAAGCGCGTTTTGCACTTCGGGCACTTGTTTAAAATAATTTAAGTTGAGTGGGTTGAATACGAACATACCGAAAAGCCTTGTTGTTTTTCGGTATTGTGGGGGGTTGTGCTTAAGTGTTGGCCGTGCGGGGTTTCGGGAAAGTTTAGTTAAAAAGTAGACAGATTTAAGAAAGTTTTTTATGGTACTGCAAGTTAGCAATTTTCGCTAGTTACCATTTAAAAGGACTTAATTTATGAAATACCCTGCCTTTGTTTTTATCGCGTTGTTTTCACTTTCAAGCCATGCGGCTATTTATAAATGTGTTATTGATGATGTGCCTACCTTTAGCCAAACCCCTTGCGCACCGGATGCTAAAGAGCTGCATTTAAAAATAAGCAAAGCGCCAAGCCCTGGCGTTAGTCATTCTATTTTGCAGCAATGTACTGAGCTTGCAAAAAACAGCTATGCCTGGCGTGATCCCAATTCGTTTATTGTTGTGTCGCATGAAAAGCAATGGCGCGATGATGCAAGCGGGGCGCGATTAGTGTTAGCTATGCAAGTGAATGCTAAAAATGGTTATGGTGGGTATGGGGATTCTAAGCCATTTAATTGTTTTTTAAACCACGGTGGCACGGGTTTAAGTACTGTTCAACACTGGATTAACTAGCAATAAAAAAGCCGCGTAAAGCGGCTTTTTAGTCTTTTATTTAGTTCTAATTTAATGGTTTATATTCTACATAGTTTTTAAGCAGCTCTGCTAAATCTTTATCTCTAGTGAGCAATTGATTTGCATGTAAATTAGTGTTTTCGACAATTATGTAACCGTCATACTTAAACTCATTTCCATAGAGAATACAGGCTTTTGCTTTAAGTGTTGAAAACACATCAGATCCACAGTAAAGCTTGTTTTTATGTTTATCAGCAATTGCTTTTGATTTTTCCATCATATTAACCTTTTAATATTATACGCCTCTTTTCTCATACCACTTATAGCCACATTTATGGCATTTATATCCAATACAAGTTAAACCGCTGTATGTCTCTACTGGATAATGCTCTTCATTATCTTTATGGATAAAAATACCTTTAAAAAAGTTTAGCATGCTCATTGGCTTAGTTCCTTTATTTTTTGCTGTAGCTCGGTAATGCCTCTTAGCAGCTCATTTGGCTGGTGAATAAGCATAAACTCTAGGTCTTGTGCTTTTGTTTTTTCAAGCGCTGCGGTCGTTTTAGCTATGAGCGGTGCGCCTACCTCGTCTATGAATTTGTTTTCGTCTTGCATAACATGCAACTGTATTTGTATGTCGGTGTGCTGTTCTTGCAGTGTGCCCAGTAGTACGTAATTGTTTGGGTGCTTACCCTCTAACATATCAACTATTAGGGTATCTACGTACTCTACGGCCTCGGCGGCTACGTTGACCGCTTCGCTCATTGGGGCTTTTTTGGCTGGGTTGCTCATTAAAATAATCTCCTTTGGCGGCGCTCGGTTTCTACAATGCGTTGGTGCTGGATTATTTCAGCAATACGGCGCTCTGTTAGTTTAAATTTATTAGCAAGCTGTTCGATGTTGTTGCCTTTGTATTCTTGCCATATTTGTATATCGCGCAGGGCTGCTTTTAGGCGTTGGTCGGTGGGTATGTATACGTCGCGCCCACCAAAATAATGGCCTATTGCTAGGGTTATGGCCTCGCCTACCCCTTGCGGGTTGTCTACGCTGGCTTTGGTTAGCTGCGTTTCAATGAGTAGTGCAAGCGATTGTAGGTTGCTAGGCCAGCGTTTACGTACTTCGGCTGCGTCCTCAGTAGATAGCTTGCTTAGGCAGTCTTGCAGCTGCTCTACGCTTTCACCAAACAGCTCTGATTGTTGTTCGCTCATATACCACCTCGGTTATATCTCACTGTTAAAAATGAAAGCTCTGATGAAAATTCATCAAGCTCGCTTTTCGCTTTAATATCAGCATCAAACACTTTATTGGCATCTTTTTGCGTTAGGTTAATTGCTACTTTTTCTTGGTTTGCTAGCTCATCAAACTCTTTAATTCTTTTTTCAAATTCACCTGATTGTAAAATTTCATTAGCTTTACGCCTTACCTCAGAAATTTTTGAATACGCATTTATAAAGTCCTCTGATAACTGGGCTGCTTTTTGAGCTTTAAGCGTTAAACGCTTTTGCTCTTTTTCTAAGGCTTGCAGTACAAGCTTTTGGCCTGTTCTCATTTGTCCTCCTTATTCACTTTTGCGCCGTAGCGATTCATTTGCTCTAAATAGGCTTGGTGGTTTTGTTGCTCACTCATTTCTAAGCCCTGGCGTTTTATTTCCATACTGCGGCTACGCTGTGCGGCGGTAGGCTGCACTATTTGCTCTAGTGAGGTGGTGAGCACTTGTTTTAAGTAGTTATGATTTGCAAGCGGCTTTATGTTTGGCTGGCCTACTCGCTTTGCCATAATTGAATTAGTGGTTTGCTCCATAGCGTGGCCCAGTGCCGCTACGTTCTCGGTTAGGGCAAGTACTTCATGTGCTAGCTTTACTGCGCGTGTGGCGCTTAAGTCCTGCTTTGCTGGGCGAAACAGGGCTAAGTAACCGACCAATGCCTGGGCTGTGCGTTTGTTGATGCTGGCTACGATGCTTAATAGCTCTTTGCCTGCGTCGTCTTGCACTAGCTGATCTAGGCTTAGGTGGCTTTTACACACGGGGCAACGGGTTAATTTCATTGGTGCTGATCTCAAATATGTTGCATACGGCTTGGTATGATTTATGGGGTACGGTGCTAAGCGGTATTGGCCGTGCGTAGGTTTGGCCTGATACAAGGCAGTTAAATTCTTCATACGCTTGCATTTTGTTTGCTTTTAAATGCGCTACCATTTCGCGTTTATGCCATTTTTTAAGCGGCTCTAGCACTTGTATTGCTTGCGTGAACGTTAAAAAATGGGTGTGGTAACTGACGTTTGCCCCCACTTTTGCGCGGTTTAACATGCGGTTTACGTAGGCGTCTAGGGCGGTTTCTGAGCCATCACGCACAAAGCTTTGTTTGTGCATGGTGATCCAAATTGCGCGTATTTTGTTTATTTCGCCTAGCTGCTTTGCTGATGATTTAGGACTTAAACGGTGTTTAGCCTTGGCTTTAAACCCTGCTTTTTTAAAGTGTTCTAACACTTTATTTAGCTCGGTTAGGCTCATTTGGCTGCATGACGTTTTACCCACTGAGCCGAGTAATGCGGCGCGGTAGGTGTCGTCGTCTAGCCCTAGTTGCCCTTTAGCTATGTGAATGAGCTGTATTAGCTTTGCTTTAGTCATTTTTAAACTCTTCTAGCTGCGCGCGTAGGGCTAAGTAGCCTTGGCCTATTAGCTGGGCCTCTTGGTCTGTAAATACGCTGGTGTCTACTGCGAGCTTGTGTGAGCACTCTAAAAACTTAACTAGGGCAACAAGCTGTCTTAGCTCTAATTCTGGTTTTACGATATAGGCCATGTGACCTCCTTTTGTTGTTTGCTGTTTATCAAAGTGCTTTTTGCTTTGGTTAAAACACTTTGATAAAAAGCCGCGTCCGTGCGCGCTTTTTAATGGTTTAGCTGGTGTGGCTTACGCTTTTTTGCTTAGGCGGGTTAATGCCTACCAGCTGGCTTTGCACTACAAAGCTGATGTTTTGAAACACAAAGTTGATGTTTACTGGCTCTTTGCTTTGCGCCACTAGGTTTAAAACTGTTTGTAGGTCGCTGTGTTCGTTTACTTGAATTGTTGATGTAACTTCCATGATTGCGCCCCTTACAGCTTGGCTATGTCTAGTGATATGGCATGTTCTTGCTCGCCTATGGTTTCGTAAAAACGTATAAAGCGCGTTGAGTCCATTACCAGTATTGAGTCGGCTATAATGTCCATTGCACGCTGCCATTTACCGGTTTCGTCGGTGATATTTAGACGGCGTAGGCCGAGTACTTTTTGCACTGAAACTTTGCCTTTTTTGTCGGTGGCAAAGGTTTGCTCAATAATGAGTTTTAGGTTTTCGTTTGCGCCCTCGCTCCATTCGTTTAGGCATTCGTCTATTAGGTCTTTTGCTATTATTAGCTCTGGCCCAAGTTCTATGCTTTCTTGCACTTGCAGAGTTACTTTTTGCTTGTGATCAAAACTACGTAAGGTGACGTTGCCTTTTGTGCCGCCCATTTCTACTGCGTACTCTTGGGCTAGTAAGCCTATGAATGCGTCAAACTCGCTCATTTGCTCTTTTTTAAAGGCGGCTAATGCTTTGCTTTGCTCTTTGGCTTTGGCTATGGCCGATTGCACAAACTCATGGCGAATTATGTCGGCTGGGCGAATCGCTTTAAGTGGCACCTGGTGGCCTTTGTGATTTTTTAAAAACTCTTGTGACATGGTGGTTATCTCTCTATAAAAATGATGATTTGGCCGTGTAATTTTGCTGGGCGAACTTGGCGGGTTTGCCCGTTTTTAGTTTCGGTTAGCACGGGTAAATGTGCTGGGGCTTTGCCTGCTACTTCGATTACATGGCGGCTAAAGCCTTTGTGTGAGCTGATAATTTGCAGCCCTTGTTTTTGTAGCTCTTTTAGTACGTTGCGTAGTTGCATGGTTATTTGCTCCCGCATATTTTTGAGTTTGGGCAACCATTGCGACACGCTTTATAAAGCGCGACGCGTACATGGTTGGTGGCTGCGAACTTTCTTGATTGATGTTCTAGGCATTGGTTTAGCGGTATTTCGTCTAGGATTGGACAAATTACCGTTGATGCCATAAATACGCCCTCTACACGTTGCTGTATTACGTGTGTAGAGGCTTTGTATTTGTCGTTTACCACTTGGCTTACTGTGGCTTTACTTACGCCTAGTTTTTCGGCAACGCTGCGCATGCCTTGCTTTGCTACTTCGTCTTTTAAAACCTGTAACCAGTTAGCTGTTGAAGTCATGCGCTTCTCCCAGTGTTACGGGGGCTATTTTTACGGTTTTACGTTGCACGGCGTTAAACTCAACTAGCTCGTTTGTGTTTGGGTCGAATACGCCTGTTGCTTTTGGAACGGGGCGCTTTGGACCGGTATTTTTAAGCATGCGGTATATGGTTGTCTCTCCTGCTCGCTCAATGACTGAGCCTGTGCGCGGGGCTGATTTGACAACAAATATGTACCCTGCTTTTTTTAAAATTGAGATATATGAACGCGCAGAGGCTACCGATATGTCGGCGGTGCTTGCTACTTGCCCTGCGTCAAATTCATTTAGGATTCGCATTGATTGCCACATGCGCTGTCTCCCTGAGTTTTTTTGTTTTGCATCACTGTTTTTTGGTTGTTTAAACGGCTTGTATTGGGCGTTTAAAACGGTGTAGGTGATGTGTTCGTAATCAACATTTTCAGCTATGGCCTTTGCTGCTATTAGGCGTTTTGCAAAGGCTTTTAAGCTGTCGAGTGTTGTGTGCTCTATGGCATCGCGCACTTGTTGCAATGAGAATGTTTTTAGGATTCTCATTGCTTGCCATGCGTCTTGTAGTTGTGGGCGGCTCACTGAATCTCTCCTTACGCTTTTTTAAGGAAAAATTCTTTAGAACCCCACTGCTGTAGGTCGATACTGGTTAGCCCGTTCGCCATTGCAAAGGCTTCTATTTTTGACAGCCCTGTGATGATGCGACGCACTTCGCCGTCGGTGTCGCTGAGCAGCTGGCTTAGTAGGTCGTCTTGTATTGTGAGCGTTGGCTCTATGACTGCATTGACGATAATTTGCAGGTCTTCGCGTTGGGTTGGCTGAAACTCTAGCCATTCTGATATACGGTTATAAAATTGACGGTGACGCTGTAATTTACGGCGCACTGATTCCATGCCAATAAGTACTACTGGGCAGTTGGTTAGGTCGTGAATATCGCGCACGATTTCGAGTGTGTTTTTGTCGTTTAGTAGGTAGTCGGCCTCGTCTATAAACAGTGGGCGATTGTGTATTGCCATGTGCTCTATGATGTAGTTAAGCATGGCTTCACGGGTGTAAATGTCTGGGCCGCTTAGCTCTTTAACTATTTGACGTAAAAGCTGCGCTAATGTCATGCCTGATGTGGCACGTATGTAGATGCCGTCGCAGCGATTTACTAACCATGCTGTTGCTGTGGTTTTACCAAGACCTGGATCGCCGTAGATTAGGCCAATGCCTGGTACGCCATGCGCGCGTTGATTTAGGGCTTCTACCATCATTTGTGTTGCTACTACGTTGCTTACGATTGCTATTTTAGTTTTCATGGTTTTTCCTTTTACTATTTATGTAATTGAGTTGATGCAGCGGGTGCTGCGTTCATGTCGCTTAGTAGGTCGTCTAGGCGTTTTGATGATGCGCGATTGTTTTGCTCCCATGTGTTTAACCAGGTTGCATCTACTTCGCTTAACTGATTTGTTAGGCGTTGTTTTTTATGAAACATGGCTTTGCTTTGTGGGTTGTCGAATAGCGGCGTTGGGTTGACGTTTGCTATGGCGGTTTCAATTTCTAACTGCTTACGGCGTTTTTCAAATTCGCTTAATTGCTCGTCGCTAAAGCCGACTGCTGGCTTGCTGTCGAGCGCTTTTGTAGCTGACTGCGTTATGACATTGGTGTGTTCAACCGACTGTTTAGGCAGTGTTGCAAGCGCTTTGTTTTGGGTTGTGTAATGCCCTAGCACTTCGTTTGCTATGTCTGAAACGTTGACGCTTTTAGCGGTCTTTTTAAGCTCTTTAAGCTTGCGTGATGTTTCGGCTGATTGGCTGCGTTTTGCATGGTGTGCTACGTCTTGACGTGTCATGCCTGCTGATTGAATTTCGTGGTCTACTGCGATACAAATAAACTCGTTATTCATGCGATTAAATACGTAAATACGGCCTACGTTTTTAGGGTCCCATTTACATAGCACTTCATCACCTACGATTGCGCCCAGTTCTGGGGCAATATAGAACCCGCCACTTAGTTTAATGCCCTCTTTACCCACCATGCGTAAACCACGATTTGATGGTATTGGCTGTAGCATTACATCAAGCAAACGCTCGTCTTTGATCACTTTGATTTGGTCGCGACTTGCTGCGAATAAATCGAATGGTGTTTTGTTGCCTATGTTGCTGTGCGGCTTGTGGTGGTAACGGTTATCTATCCAGTTATCTACGAACTCTTGCAGCTGTTGCGCTGTCATGTTGATTTCGATAGCTGATTTATCACCGCCCTGCTTTGCTAATAGGCGCTGTGCAAAGGTTTTGCGCGCTTCTATTGCTTGGCGTTCTGACACGTTGTGACCTATGTAACCGGTTAATAGCTCGGCTATATCGTGCGAGAACGTTTTGAAAAAGCGCTCTATGTAGGGCTTTTCTTCACCTGAAAACGGGCGTGTTGTTTCGTGCTTTATGTCGAGCGCGTCAAACACACTTTTGATTTGTATTGAGGTGTAGTCTTTACCGTTATCGGTGCGGGCTATTTCGGGTATGCCCCAATCGAGTATTGCTTTGCGGATAACTAAACAGATACCGGTGCTGTCACTGGTTGGGTGAATAACGACTTTTGCACGGCGGCTAAATACGTCGATAATTCCGATTAGTGAGTGGCGGCCATCGGTTAGCATTACGTCTGATGGGGTTGAATCGAACTCCCACAATTGGTTAAGACGTTTTACGTTTTCGTCCATTTTACCCATGGCGCTCATATACTTGTTTTTCCAAGCATCTGGGTTTGCCATTTTGGTATAAAGTGCGCTGTTTTCGCGCTTCCAACGTGTTAGCCAATCGCGGATTGTGGTTTCTGCTGGTAACGATTTACCTACTTGATAAAAACGAGCAATTAAGCCCTCTTTTATTTGGGTGGCTTTTACGTGTGGGTATTCGTAGATCATGGCTATGCAAAAATCGGCTAGCTCTTTGTCTGAGTCGATGATTGATTTGCCGGTACGCTTAGGCTTTAAAGCTAGCCCTGCTATGCCTTTTTCAGCTACGGTTTTTTGCCAGCGTATTAATGAATTACGCGACACTGACGGTATAACAGATTTACACTCTAATACGTCTTCAATTAAACCTTGGTTATAGCGCTCGCTAAAAAGTTTTAAGCCAACAATTTTGCCTAGTTTGTTTGCACTTATATATGCGTCTGCTGCATTTAATATTTGCACTTTGGCGCTTGCTTTTGGATCTATTTTTTCTAATCCAGCTAAGGTTTTTAGGTTTGATTGGCGTTGGTGATCAATTAAATCTTTGTCTAGGCTGTTCACTTTTTCGTTAACTGCTAGGTAAGATGCACCGCTTTTAGACGCTGGTGTATCCATTGATTTAATAATAGCCTCTTCCACTTGTATACGAACATATACAGGCAAATCGCTAAGCGCGTATTTTCGTACTTTGCCACCACGGCTAGGTACTTCTGTAAAAGGCCAGTTTTCGTTTTTAGCTTTGATTTGAATGCTGCGCTTACTAAATAGTAAGTAATCAGCAAGTTGTTTAGCTGTGTAGAGTTCCATAATTTACACCCCGTTCATCTTACGACGTCCGAGCTTACGATTTGGCTTGCCATCTTTACCGTAGCGCTCAGGCCATATTTCACAGGCACTTACGCCGATTACATCGGCAATGATTCGCTCTATAGCTGGGTAGGGTCTGTGTAATGCAGTTTGCACAGCATTTGAGGTGTAGCCGCGACTAAAAGACAACTGGCGGCATGACCAACCCTCATCCTCTAGCGCAGCTTTTATATCTGCTTTTGTCCAACCTGGACATTCTATGCTATCCATTTAAGCCACCTTTTTGTTGTATATGTTTGTATCCATGAACACAAGCATATACATACATTTATATACATTCAAACTATTTTTTATACAAACGTATACATGAAAGGTTAAGCTTTTGATATTTAATATTATTTATTTTTTATTAGGGGGGATCGCGGTTCGCGCTTTAAAGTGCGAAAGATCGCACTTGATAACACAGACTGTGTAAATTTTTTATTTTGTATGCACTCGCATGTGTGCTTAAATATATATACATCAATCATCCGAACACAGACTTGCTGATAAATGGCTGCATTCAACGACTATTTAAAATCGTTACGGGAACAAAAAGCCCTGGACATAGGCACTGTTGCTAAACGCATTGGAGTGCATAGACATACTCAGTCAAATTATGAGGGCCATAGAGATCCCCCAATTGATTACTTGGTTGATTTTGCAGAGGTGGTGGGTGTGCCTTTTACTGAGATTCTTAAGAAACGCCTGGATGATTCAAAAGCAAATGAAGAAGCTGCTAAAAAAGCTATTAGTTCTTTAAACGCAGTAAATTCAACCGATAACAAAGTTTCTGATAATTCACTTAAGTACAAAACTAGCAGTGAATTACTGCAAGTGAAACTTGGTGAGCTTTCACATACTGCTGTGCCTATGGATGCAACCGTATACATTGACACCTGCAACAAGAACGTGGCACCTGATGCTATGTATGGCTTTCTAAACCCAATGACCGGTTGTTATTTTGCAGCTAAACTAGCGTTAAATGAAACACAGCTAAGGCTGGTGTTTGATAACGCAAAGCGTAAAGATGCTGAATTTAATATTGAGGGTGGTAGTACTGAATCGCACTATATTTTGAAGACTCTAGGGCTTTTAGGTAGGGTTATTAAGGCTGAGCTTATTTTTTAG